ATCACCAGGGTTAAAAGGATGTACGGTTGCGTTGACTGTGGTATATCAAATCCAATCATACTTGAGTTTGATCACGTAAAGGGAAGCAAGGTGAACAACATAGCTGACATGGTAAATCAATCATACAGCCTTACCACGATTAAAGAAGAGATCCGAAAGTGCGAAGTAAGATGCGCAAACTGTCACAGAATCAAAACTCATGAGCGAAGAAAAGAAGTGTCCTCGTTGTAAGTGCGTCAAAACAGAAGAAGAGTACTACGTCAGGAAGGACAGAAAGGGTAAAGCTAAGCTTAGTGGTTTCTGCAAGGCCTGTGTTTGCGAAGAAAGGACTGAAAGAGGTAGAGCCTTCAAGCAGAAGTGCGTTGACTACAAGGGAGGAGAGTGCGAGAGGTGTGGATACAGCGCTCATAACTGCGCTCTTGACTTTCACCACAACGATCCCAACGAGAAAGACTTTGGCATTGGATATCAGAGACGAACTAAATTTGACGAGAAGATCATGGCTGAATTGGACAAGTGTTCGTTACTTTGTTCTAACTGCCACAGAGAAAAACACGCAGGAGTATTCTAAACAAACGCGCGAGTAGCATAACTGGATAATGCCCAAACCTTCTAAGTTTGTTATTGGGGGTTCGAGTCCCTCCTCGCGTACTAATTAAATCAATATGGCTAAACAAAACATTCAAGTGTACGAGTCTAACAAAGTGAGACGCAAAGGAGTACACGCTAAGACTAAGCATTCTAAGAGTAAAACATCTAAGAACTACAAGAAGCCTTACGCTTCGCAAGGACGATAACATGGCAGAATATATTTGCAAGTGCGAGAAAGCACACGAAGAATCAAAGAGCGGAGTCACAATTAAGTTTGGAGATGACGGCGCCTATCACGACATCAAGTGTCCATGCGGTAAGTACATGGATGTAAAGAACCCAAGGGTTGGCGTTGCCAATTTGGGGAGAATGAATAAACAAGGTAGTAGCTACTAAAATTAAACCCATGAAGTTTAGATTTCACGTATTAGGCCTTCCTCATACTCGTACGACTGAGGAGTATGTTGCTTGCGCGTATACACAAAAGGTTCTCAAGTTTTGCAAGATGATGCATGAGCGTGGCCACTACATCATTCATTACGGTACGGCGGGTAGCAACCCTATCTGCGATGAAAACGTAGAGGTCCTTTCTGAAGAGACATTTCAAAAAGTCTACGGAGATCACGATTTCCGTAGCAAGTGGTTTAAGTTCTCCAATGACGACCCAGCGTATCAAGAGTTTTACCGAAGAGGCATTGAAGAGCTAGGAAAGAGAAAGCAAAAGAACGACTTTATTCTGCCTTTCTGGGGCAGTGGTGTTCGTGCTATTTGTAACGCTCATGACAAAGACTGCATTGTAGTTGAGCCAGGTATTGGGTATTCAGGAGGTCATTGGGCTCGATGGAAAATCTTTGAGTCTCACGCACTTCTCCATGCATATAAAGGACTTGGAAGTGTGTCTAGGTGTAATATGGACTGGTATGAAACAGTGATCCCTAATTACTTTGACCTTAAAGATTTTGATCGAGGCCCAGACAAGAGAGATGACTACATGCTTTTTGTTGGAAGGGTTTATGATGGGAAGGGATTGAACATTGCAATTCAGGTTACGGAAAAACTTGGGCTAAAGCTGAAGGTCGCTGGTCAGGCGGCAAATCAATATGCAGAGCCTGGATACGAATGGCCAGATCATGTTGAGTTTGTTGGATACGTCGGAGTAGAGGAGCGAAAAAAACTCATGAAAAACGCAATGGGTAGTTACGTACCTTCTATGTATATCGAGCCGTTTGGAGGTGTTCAAATCGAAAACCTACTTTGTGGAACTCCAACCATCACTACAGACTGGGGTGCGTTCGCAGAGAACAACATTGATGGTGTAACTGGATACAGATGTAGAACCTTTAAGGACTTTGTTGAAGCCACAAGAAAAGTGATCAATAAAGAAATTAGTTACGACGAATGCAGAAGAAGGGGTGAGAAGTTTTCACTTGAGGCCATTGCCCCTAAGTATGAGAAATACTTTGAGGACGTATACAACGTTTACGAAAAGAAAGGATGGTATGAGATGTAAGGTTGCTTTGTTTGGTCCTAAGTCATGGGCTATAGGAAGCATAAACCTTATGCTGAAAAAGCACTTACAAAAAAACGGATTCGATGTAAAGGTTTGCGACTGGGGCATTTACAAAGAGTCAAAAGAGGGTCTGGACTGGTGTGATGTGTTTATCACGCCACCAGATCTCCTTAAAAAAATTGTTGTGAATCTTCCCTACGAGTACAAATCAAAAGGAATGTATGTGTGGCATTCTTTAGCAAAGATGCCAGGATACAGCTTCGAAGACTCCAACAATCACTTTTTTGTAAAGATCCCAGTTCAAAAAAATCTGCAGAACAATTACTTCGGCATCACAAAAAATACTGCCGACTCTGTAGAAAAGACATACGGCGTCAATGCTGGTGTTCTTCCTATAGGTGTTGACACAGAGTTTTGGTCAAAAAGAAGTATCACCAGGATTAAAAAGATTGGACACGTCATAGACCCTAACAACAGGAAAGAACAGTACGTAAATCTGAAAAGGCCATGGTTGTTCAAGGAGATAGCAGAAAAGGCAGGCCTTGATCATGGCGTTTGCTTTGGAAAGAGTGTTCATACTGGGTCATACATCTACAGCGATTTTGACGCCATAGTAAACACCAGCACGCATGAAGGATTGCCTACTCCACTGCTAGAATGCGCTGCTGCAAAAATACCATTTATCTCTACTAGCGTTGGAATTGTTCCTAAGTACGCATCTGTCAAAACATTTGAAACTTCAGAAGAGGCTGCTGAGATTCTTAAAGAGTTGAACTCAGACCCTGATAAACTGAAAAAGTATGTAGATGACGTTTATGAAGATGTGGCAATGAGTAATCTATGGAGTGATCACGTAACCAAGCACTACATACCTGCTATTGAAAAAATCTTAGAAAACAAATGAGTGTAGTAAACCTAGATAAAAACTACTACTTCATACACGTCCCAAAAACAGGCGGGACAAGCATGGAGGAGCATGTCGGGGGCTTGGCTCATTACTCATACAGAACAATAAAGAGGCTTGTTCCGTCTATTGATAATTACTTTGGATTTGCTTTTGTAAGGAACCCATGGACTAGAGTCATATCTTCTTTCTATCACAAGCCAAACAATGACGATAGAAATGTTACGAACGCATACCCCAAAAACCCAAACGGATTTAAAAGATTTGTCAAAGAAAGAATGAGGCCGAACATAGGATACGAAAAGCAAATTTATTGGTATCCAGAGTATCCAAGCGGAAGGATACATCACCACTTTTTGCCTCAGTACTTTTTTCTTTGCGACAAAGAAGAAAACATTAAAGTTGATTTTATCGGAAGTCTTGAATCAATAAACGAGGATTGGAGCTATGTGTCAAGCAAGATCTTTGGTGATGTAAAGCACTTGACAAAAATGAACAAGTCAAATTTTTCTTTTGACTTTATGTCTCACTTTGATGACGAAGAGTCGAACAACATTATCTTAGAGTTTTACAAAAAAGATTTCGAGTGCTTCGGATACAGTAAAGATCCTAGAGATGCCCTTAAAAGATGAAGTTATTGTTTTGGACTCTGAAGGGGGAATGGGAGAGATCATCGAGATCCACGGGCTGGACGTTGCTCTTCCAAAGAAGCCAGTCAGATCGGAGATACTCTTCCATGACAAACCAAAGAAGCTGCAGATGTGGCGCAGGCAGCCTATGCCTGAAGAACTGCAGAGGATTAGAAGTATGGATGAGTGGTTCGAAAAGCCTTCCGAGTTTCGAAAGCGCTTTTCTCCTTTCATCGAAAAAGAGTTTGAGCGCAGGCGTAACGGTGTTTGGTTTTACAACAATGGCGTGCCTACGTACATTACAGGGAGACATTACATGCTTCTCCAGTGGTCGAAGATTGATATCGGATATCCTTACTATCTTGCCTTCCAACGTGAAATCTTTCTTCACATGGCTGCGTGCGAGGCTGATCCCCGTTGTATCGGTCAGCTTTATACTAAGTGTCGCCGTTCTGGGTACACTAATATCTGTGCTTCTGTTCTTGTCGACGAAGCTACGCAGGTTAAAGACAAGCTTCTTGGAATCCAATCGAAGACTGGTAAAGACTCACAAGAGAACATCTTCATGAAGAAGGTCGTTCCGATCTTCAAGTCATACCCATTCTTCTTCAAGCCTATTCAGGACGGTACCACGAACCCTCGCATGGAGTTGGCGTTCCGAGAGCCATCTAAGCGAATCACAAAGAACAACAAGACTTCCAGGACTGGTGATGCGTTGAACACCATTATCAACTGGAAGAACACCACCAACAACGCTTATGACGGGGAGAAGCTGCACATGCTGTACCTCGATGAGGCTGGTAAGTGGGAAAGGCCCGTTGACATACGTGAGGCATGGCGCATCGAAAGAACCTGCCTTATTGTCGGTCGACGCATAGTTGGCAAGGCTCTTGTAGGTAGTACAGTGAACCCCATGGATAAAGGTGGGGAGGAGTATAAAGCCCTATGGGAAGATTCAAATCCAAATGAACGCAATGCAAACGGCAGGACTAAAAGCGGCCTCTATCGCTTGTTTATACCAGCTTATGATGCCCTTGAAGGATTCTTCGATCAATATGGCAATGCAGTTACAGAGGACCCAAATGGTCCCGTGCGCGGCATCGACGATGAAGACATCGATGTTGGGTCGAAGACGTATCTCAAGAATGAAAGGGACAGCCTAAAGAACGATCCTTCAGAGCTGAACGAAGTAGTAAGGCAGTTTCCGTTTACAGAGGACGAGGCCTTCAGAGACAGTATCGAGGGGAGTCTGTTCAATATCGGTAAGATCTATCAGCAGATAGACTTCAACAACAACATGTATCCCAACCCTGTGGTACGTGGAAACTTTATGTGGAAGCAGAAAGACAAGGAAGTTATTTTCTCTCCAGATCCAAATGGTAGGTTCCGCGTATCTTGGCATCCTGATGCGGCAGACAGAAACAAAGTTCTTGAGCAAAGAGGCAAAAGAAGTCCTGGTAATAGTCATGTTGGTGTTGGTGGGGTTGACTCTTATGACCTTGATCAGACGGTCGATGGAAGAGGATCGAAGGGAGCTCTTCACCTATACAACAAGTTCAACATGCATGCGCCGTCCAACATGTTCGTGGTCGAGTATGCATCACGCCCAGACTTGGCAAGCATCTTCTATGAAGATGTACTCATGGCCGCATTCTACTATGGATACCCGCTGCTGGTTGAGAACAACAAGTACGGCATCGTAAGGTACTTTGAGTCAAGAGGTTACGACAACTACTTACTTGATAGACCTGCTCATTTGACGAGCTCAAGCTCGAAGGTGAACGTAAAGACAAAGGGCATACCTTCGAACTCAACTGATGTTATTCAGTCTCATGCTCATGCTATTGAGACATACATTCATAATCACGTTGGCATTAAGGCAGAGACTGATGAGGTAGGGAACATGTACTTCAACAAGACTCTTGAAGATTGGATTGGCTACAAGATTACAAATAGAACCAAGTTTGACTTGACCATCAGCTCTGGTCTTGCACTACTTGCAGCTCAAAAGGTTAAGCAAGAAAAGCCAAAGTCTGACTTCACTGAAAAGAAGTTCTTTCGGAAATACAAGCCAAAACATTACCACCGCTGATTTTGCTATATTTGCGGTTAGATGTACGGCAAGCAATCAAACAAAAAACCTGGCTTTCCCGATCCGATGCAGCCCAGATCTGTAAAGGAAGGGAGGGAATATGGCTTGAAATATGCTAAGGCTATTGCAAGTCAGTGGGGCTCGGTAGAGCAAGACAACTCCTTGATGAGGAAGAGATCAAAGATCTTCAACCGAAATCGAGCTTATGCGCAGGGAACTCAAGATACTACTATCTACAGGCAGCTCCTAACGAGTATGGATCCTAACAATGGGGACGGAAGTTTCTTGAATGTTGACTTCACCCCAGTGCCGATCTTGCCAAAGTTTGTTCGGATTGTAACTAACAAGATACTATCATCTGAGCCATATCCGAATCTTGAAGCCGTAGATCCATTGTCGTCATCTGAAAAGGACGCGGAAAGAAAGAAGACGCAGGCTCTCGTTGAGGCAAAAGAACAGCTTCAGCAAATCAAGAAGAAGACAAAGGTGGACATCGCCGATGTCGATAATCTTCCAGATACTTTGGAGGAGGCTGAGATTTTTATGGGTACAAACTTGAAGGCTTCGTCTGAGATTGCCGCTCAGATCGCAACCAACATGACCCTAAAGTGGAACGACTTCAATGATTCAGTTTATAGAAGGTGCGTAAATGATCTGGTGTCTATTGGAATTGCGGCTGTAAAAAGAAGCAATGATCCTAACTACGGAATCAAGACCAGGTATGTAGATCCAGCTAAGCTGATTCACAACCATACACAGGACCCAAACTTTGGCGACATTGTCTATGCTGGTGAGATTAGAAAGGTCACTATCTCTGAACTTAGACGTCTTTCAAATGGTCAGCTCGCAGAAGAAGAGCTCGCTAAGATTGCGCAGAAGGCAGCAAAGACATACAACTACAAGACTGCAGATATGAATAGCACGTCATACGACAGCTATCTTCAGCAGACTAAGTATGGCTATGATGAGTTCATGGTTGAGATTCTTGACTTCGAGTTCAAGTCAGTGGACTCAATGAACTACGAACAGAAGACAAGCAGATTCGGAAACGTAGGATTCTATCAGAAGTCTGAAAACTACAAGGGCCCAAAGGAGACGGTGTTTAATCGCCAAGCAAAGAAGCTTGACATCGAGACCATCTATGGTGGAATCTTTGTCATGGGTTGCGATTACATCTTTGACTACGGTGTCAAGACCAATATCCCAAAGAACATGCACGACTTGTCTCGTGCAGAATTGTCTTACTCTATCGTAGCTACCAACATTGAAAACTGCATTCCCAAGTCTATGGTGGACAGCTGCATTGGGTTTGCAGATCAGCTTCAGCTGACACACCTCAAGATTCAGCAAGCGGTAGCCAAGGCTAAGCCTGATGGAATCATCATCGATATTGAGGGCTTGGAGAATGTGCAGCTAGGCAAGGGAGGGGATCTCCAACCACTTGAGCTTCACGACATCTACGAGCAGACTGGTGTCTTTTACTACAGAAGCAAGAACCCAGAAGGAGGATTCCAGAACCCTCCTATCCGAGAGATTGGAAACTCTGTGCGCAACATCAACGAGTTTATTGGTTTGTACAATCACTACCTCAGAATGATCCGTGACACAACGGGGATCAATGAGGCTATGGATGGCACAACTCCTAAGGGTGAGCAGTTGGTTGGTGTGCGTCAGCAAGCTATCGCAGCGGGTAACAATGCGATTTATGACATTACGAACTCCTCTATGGTTCTCTTTAAGAAGGTTTGCGCTGACATTGTCAAGTGCTTGCAAATCTTGCCTAAGGAGTCTGTTATCTACAAAGCTTATACGAACGCCATTGGATCTGAAAACATGAAGGTTCTCAATGCATTTGAAGACTTGGTCATGTTCAACTTCGGTGTTCATGTTGTCAAAGAGATGGAGGATATTGAAAAGCAATACCTCGAAGCAAACATCCAGGCATCTCTAGCTCAGAAGGAGCTTGACATCGAAGATGCTATTGCCATCAGGCAGCTCAAGGATGTCAACCAAGCCGAGAGGCTGTTGATTGTCCGCCGTAAAAAGCGTATTGCGAGAAACCAGCAGATGGCTCAGCAGAACGTTCAGATGCAAGCTCAGGTTCAGCAGCAGTCAGCTCAGCAAGCGGCCCAGCTCAAGCAGCAGGAGACCCAGCTGCAGGCTCAGGTTGACTCACAGATGGCGCAGATGAAGCATCAGTTTGAGATACAAAGACTTGCTATGGAGCATGAGATGCGTAAGGAGATCGAAATGATTAGAGCTCAGGCTACACTTGGATTTAGAACTGAAGAGCAGGAGTTCAAAGAAAAACTTGAAGTACTCAAGGAGGATAGAAAGGATGAGAGAGTAGAGAAGCAAGCCGTAGAGCAGAGCAAGCTTATCTCTCAAAGACAAGGAACCAGGTCTGAGCTTGAGGGAACACCACCTCAGCCAGCCGATCAAGTACAAGAAATCGTAAACAACATCATCGAAGAATAATGGCCGTAGTAAACTTAGATACCGCAGCACGACTTGACATCATTTGCAGAAAAGGAGACAGCTTCTCTCTTGCAGTGGAGTTTGATTCTAACCTTCCAGACGATAGTGAGGGAAACAACAATGATGTTTGGACTCTTACTATCCGCGAAGCTGTAGATTCTGAAGACGCTTCTTTGGAAAACTTTACTGTTGATGTAAATGATTCTGACCCAAAGAAGCTAGACATCACAAACACAAGCTCTAATATGGCAGGGATCAACGCAGGCCTTTACGTTTATGACGTTCAGTACAGCGACGGTGAGACCCCACCCCAAATCACTACTTACCTTTACGGGACCTTTGAAGTGAGAGAGGATGTCACAAACAACTCCTAATAAAGTAGTAGTTGTTCAGGAGAACAAGCCAGTTAAAGTATCGGTAAGCGCCGCTCCTAAAGTAACTGTAAACGGACCTGAGCAAGTTAGAGCGAGTGTTACTGTCAAGTCTGACGGTGGCGCTGCTCCGTTTATTGTCGTAACTCAGGAGTCGAAGACCGTAAAGGTTAACGTTACTTCTGTCGGCGACGCTAAAGTCGTTGCGCCTGGCAGTATCATTGCCAAAGCAAATCCTATCGTAGGTGTTCGTGGTCCTCGTGGCCCAGTGGGTCCTCAGGGTCCAGCTGGTGGAGCTGATGGACTGGACGGATCTACAGGGGCTACAGGACCTCAGGGCGCTACAGGTGCCGATGGTCAAGGCGGTACAGGTGCTACAGGTGCTACAGGCTCTACTGGCCCTCGGGGCGAAAAGGGTGATACGGGTGCTGGGTTTCAAGGTAACACAGGAGCTACAGGAGACGACGGATCTCAAGGTAATACGGGAGCTACTGGTGATCAAGGAGGTACAGGTGCTACTGGTGACGATGGATCGCAAGGAAATACAGGGGCTACTGGAGACGATGGCGCTCAAGGTAACACTGGCGCGACTGGAGATGATGGCGTCCAAGGAAATACAGGCGCTACAGGTGATGACGGGTCACAGGGTAACACGGGGGCTACTGGAGACGATGGTGTTCAGGGTAATACAGGTGCCACGGGTGATGATGGAGCACAAGGTAACACGGGAGCCACTGGTCAGGGCACTCAGGGTGAAACGGGATCTACAGGAAATCAGGGTAATACAGGAGCCACTGGAGATGATGGTGACCAGGGCAACACGGGAGCGACAGGAGATGACGGCCCACAGGGTAACACAGGTGCTACTGGAGACGACGGAGCTCAGGGTGCCACTGGTGCTACTGGTCAAGGCACACAAGGTGAAACGGGGGCAACTGGCGATGATGGAGTCCAGGGTAATACAGGCGCAACTGGCGATCAGGGGAACGATGGTGACCAGGGTAGTACGGGTGCCACTGGAGACGACGGAGCTCAGGGCAACACGGGAGCAACTGGTGACGATGGAGCCCAAGGAAACACGGGTGCTACAGGAAAACTAGGTAACACAGGTGCCACAGGTGACGACGGGGTCCAGGGAAACACAGGGGCCACGGGTGCAACAGGACTTCAGGGCAATACGGGTGCTACAGGTAAGCAAGGAAATACTGGTGCCACGGGTGATGATGGCGTCCAGGGTAACACTGGTGCCACTGGTGATGATGGCGTGCAGGGGAATACAGGGGCGACTGGGGATGACGGTGTTCAAGGCAATACAGGTGCGACTGGTGACGACGGAGCGCAGGGTAATACGGGTGCCACGGGTGACGATGGAGTCCAGGGTAATACAGGCGCCACTGGTAAGCAGGGCAACACAGGCGCCACGGGGGACGACGGAGCGCAGGGTAACACGGGAGCTACTGGGGACCAAGGAAATGATGGTGATCAGGGAAGCACTGGAGCGACAGGAGATGATGGGGTCCAGGGTAATACAGGTGCCACTGGTGATGACGGTGTGCAGGGTAATACAGGAGCCACTGGTGCGACAGGACTTCAGGGTAACACAGGGGCTACAGGGAAGCAGGGTAATACGGGTGCTACTGGTGACCATGGAGATACTGGTGCTACGGGGGACGATGGTGCCCAGGGTAACACTGGCGCCACGGGAGACGACGGCGTACAGGGCAATACGGGTGCTACAGGTGATGACGGTGTTCAAGGCAACACGGGAGCCACGGGAGATGATGGTGCCCAGGGTAGTACAGGGGCTACTGGAGATGACGGCGTGCAGGGTAACACGGGTGCAACAGGAGATGATGGCGCCCAGGGTAACACAGGAGCTACGGGCAACACTGGAAAAAGAAGTGGTCTTGAGTATAGATTTGGATCTGTCGATATGGACGAAGGAACTAAGGTTCACTTCAATGGCGTTGACCAACTTCGCATTTCTAGACTAGATGAGAACTTAGTATCTCAACAAGCATTTCTTGATGAGTGGACGACTAACGGGAACTCAAGTTCTGGTCATGGAATTGTATATATTCAAAATGCAAATTCTGGAGCTGACCTACTTGTACTAAAGATTACAGGAGAAACAACAGGAGACGGTGCGTCGACATACGTTTTTTCAGCCACTCAACTTGCTGGTGATGTAACCGATTTTACAGAAAATGAGGCTGTTGTTGTTTTCTTCACTTCTCATGGAGTAGACGGGGCCACAGGTGACCAGGGTAATACTGGTGCAACAGGGGACGATGGCGTACAGGGTAATACTGGAGCTACAGGGGACGATGGCGTACAGGGTAATACTGGCGCAACAGGGGACGATGGAGTCCAAGGAAACACAGGCGCCACTGGTGACGATGGAGTCCAAGGTAATACAGGAGCCACTGGAGATGATGGTGTTCAAGGGAACACGGGAGCCACAGGAGACGACGGTGTCCAGGGAAACACTGGAGCCACAGGAGACGATGGCGTGCAAGGAAACACTGGAGCGACGGGCGATGATGGTGTCCAAGGTAACACGGGTGCGACAGGAGACGATGGTGTTCAGGGTAATACTGGTGCGACTGGTAACGACGGAGATCAAGGCAATACTGGCGCTACGGGTGATGACGGTGCTCAGGGAAGCACTGGGGCAACAGGAGATGATGGAGTGCAGGGTAATACTGGTGCCACGGGAGATCAAGGTAATGACGGCGACCAGGGAAGTACTGGTGCTACGGGAGACGATGGTGCCCAAGGAAACACTGGAGCTACAGGAGACGACGGAGCTCAGGGCGATACAGGCGCCACTGGAGACGACGGAGTACAGGGTAATACAGGAGCTACAGGTAACGATGGAGCACAGGGAGCTACTGGTGCAACTGGTAAGCAAGGAAGCACAGGCGCTACAGGAGACCACGGTGATACTGGAGCCACTGGTAAGAAGGGTAATACAGGAGCCACGGGTGATGACGGTCATGTCTTTAAGTACAGGTATGACCACAACACCGATGAACTTATAGCTCCAGAAGAAAGGTTCTTTAAGTTCGATGAGGGATGGAATGATCCTATAAAAAAGATTCTCGTAAATGATGTAGATATTCTACAAAGGCTGTCTAAAGATTTGTTCGAGAACCTTGCAGCGAACTTTACTTTGTTTGTGTCTTATACCGAGGATCAGACGGTATTCAAGGTATTTAGAATTGAAGTTGTTACTATCACTCAGTGGGGAGCTATTATCGGTGGTGTTCAGCTGACATCTCAGGGTGACGCCCCCCCCGCAGGAAACAGCTTCTACTTTAGACTGTCTAAAGATGGTGCTCAAGGTAATACTGGAGCAACTGGTGATGACGGCGCACAAGGAAACACGGGAGCTACGGGAGATCAAGGTGTCCAAGGAAACACTGGTGCCACGGGTGATGATGGTGTTCAAGGGAATACTGGAGCTACTGGTAAGCAGGGCAACACGGGAGCTACAGGATATCAGGGCAATACTGGCGCTACTGGTAAGCGTGGTAATACAGGGGCTACTGGAAACGACGGAGTTCAAGGTAATACTGGCGCCCAAGGTGACACGGGAGCTACTGGGGATGACGGTGTTCAGGGTAATACTGGAGCGACGGGTGATGACGGAGCTCAGGGGGCTACTGGTGCTACAGGAAATCAAGGAAGCACTGGAGCTACTGGCGACGACGGTGTCCAAGGAAACACGGGGGCGACTGGTAAGCAAGGCAACACGGGTGCTACTGGTGACGACGGAGTTCAGGGTAACACGGGAGCCACAGGTGATGACGGCGCTCAGGGTAACACAGGCGCTACTGGTGACGATGGTGTACAAGGAAACACAGGAGCAACTGGTAATGATGGTGTTCAGGGGAATACGGGGGCTACTGGTAAGCAAGGCAATACAGGAGCCACGGGAGACGATGGCGTGCAAGGCAATACTGGAGCCACTGGAGATGATGGAGCGCAGGGAAGCACAGGGGCTACTGGAGATAATGGCGTCCAGGGTAATACAGGAGCAACAGGTGACCAAGGTAACGACGGCAACCAGGGTAGTACAGGTGCCACTGGTGATGACGGTGTACAAGGAAATACTGGAGCAACAGGAGACGACGGAGTACAGGGAAACACAGGGGCTACTGGTAAGCAAGGAAGCACAGGGGCCACTGGAGATGACGGCTCTCAAGGAAGTACGGGCGCTACAGGTGACGATGGTGTACAGGGTAACACAGGAGCTACTGGCAAGCAGGGAAACACAGGTGCTACTGGCGATGATGGTTTGCAGGGCAATACTGGTGCCACGGGTGACGATGGAGTCCAGGGTAATACGGGAGCCACTGGAGACGACGGAGCGCAGGGAGCTACTGGAGCTACTGGCAAGCAAGGAAACACAGGAGCTACTGGAGATGATGGTGTCCAAGGGAACACAGGAGCTACTGGAGATGATGGTGTACAGGGAAACACTGGAGCTACTGGCGACGATGGTGTGCAGGGTAACACAGGAGCTACTGGGGATCAAGGTAACGACGGCAACCAGGGAAGTACAGGCGCAACGGGAAACGATGGTGTGCAGGGTAACACAGGAGCTACTGGAAACCAAGGTAACACAGGTGCTACTGGTAAGCAAGGAAACACGGGAGCTACAGGCGACGACGGAGTACAAGGAAATACAGGTGCTACTGGCGATGATGGAGTTCAGGGTAATACAGGTGCTACTGGAAATGATGGTGTTCAAGGAAACACGGGTGCCACAGGAGATGATGGTGCGCAAGGGAATACAGGAGCCACTGGTAAGCAAGGAAATACAGGAGCTACTGGTGATGACGGTGTTCAAGGGAATACTGGCGCAACAGGTAAGCAAGGCAATACTGGCGCTACTGGTGATGATGGCGTCCAAGGAAATACAGGTGCTACTGGCGACGACGGCGTACAAGGAAACACGGGAGCTACAGGGGACGACGGAGTACAGGGAAACACAGGGGCGACAGGCGACGACGGGGTACAAGGCAACACAGGAGCTACTGGGGATGACGGTGCTCAAGGCAGCACTGGAGCGACAGGTGACGACGGGTTACAAGGGAATACAGGCGCCACTGGTAAGCAAGGGAATACGGGAGCAACTGGTGTCGGTCAGCGAGGAGGTGTAAAGTTTTCTTTGAAGGGTAGCGACTACAGTGATTCGTTGGCTGTTGGAGACATTTACTATGACTCCGTTGCAAACACTGTAAAGATTCATGAGGATGACTCTGACGTATATAATGTCTCTACGTGGATTGAGTCTTGGGATAACACTGGGGATAGTACTGATGGTCACGGCGTATTGATCATTCAAAGAAGAAGTGCTTCGGGTGCTCAAGTTCTTGTCCTGCTTAGAATTACTGGTACATTCACATACTCAGACCCATTCTATACATTCCCAGTAACCGAACTTTCTTCAAACAACTACGATGCTGATACTAATATCCCAGCTACAGTAGATTTTGTTGGTCAAGGAAGCAGGGGTGAAGATGGTGCTACTGGGCTTACTGGAGCTACTGGAGAAAGTAGTAGGCACTTTAGATTCCAGATTGATACTGGATATTATCTCCAATCAAATTCTAACGGAGATATCGAAGCTCCTATTCCAGGAATACCTGGCGTCGGAGGGCACTTTGGAACCTCTCACGTTATAGGCTCCCAGAGCACGGAGTTTTTAGCGTTTGATGACGTTGACAATGATGCTGTTTTGTTTGGCGTCTCAATCGATAACATGGAGGTGCCATTCATGTTGTCAATCGAACATCAGAGCACGCCGTCAAAAAGACAGCTTTTTATTGTAACCGCCAAAGAAGATGGTTCTTCATATCACAAGAAGCTTACGGTGACCCCACTCAACGGCTTCTTAGATAGCGGGGTTGGGGATAACGACATATTCTTAGTATCTATTGCGCCTGGCGGAAACCCTGGTGCGACTGGTGCGACAGGACTTCAGGGCAATACTGGCGCCACTGGAAACCAAGGAAATCAAGGCTTCAAAGGAAACACTGGAGCTACTGGAGATCAGGGCATTCAGGGTAATACAGGAGCAACTGGCGACCAGGGTAGCACAGGAGCTACTGGATACCAGGGTGACACAGGGGCACAGGGCAACACAGGAGCTACTGGGAACGACGGTGTTCAGGGTAACACGGGTTCTACTGGCGATGACGGTGTCCAGGGCAACACTGGCGCAACAGGAGATCAAGGAAATGACGGAGATCAGGGTAGTACAGGAGCTACTGGGGACGACGGAGTACAGGGCAACACTGGTGCTACTGGCGACGACGGGGTCCAGGGTAACACGGGTGCTACAGGAAAGCAAGGCAATACGGGTGCCACAGGAGATGATGGTGCCCAGGGCAGTACAGGGGCTACTGGAGACGACGGAGTTCAAGGTAATACTGGTGCCACTGGCAAGCAGGGTAACACTGGCGCGACGGGAGATGATGGTGTTCAGGGTAACACTGGTGCCACTGGAGACGACGGAGTCCAGGGAAATACAGGGGCAACGGGAGACGACGGAGTACAGGGTAATACTGGAGCTACAGGGAAGCAGGGGAACACGGGTGCAACGGGTAACGACGGCGTCCAAGGAAATACAGGTGCTACTGGAGACGACGGAGTTCAAGGCAACACGGGGGCTACTGGTGACGATGGAGTTCAGGGGGCTACTGGAGCTACTGGAGATCAAGGTAATGATGGCGACCAGGGTAATACTGGGGCGACAGGTGATGATGGTATTCAGGGCAACACAGGAGCCACTGGTGACGATGGTGTGCAGGGCAACACTGGCGCTACTGGTAAGCAGGGCAATACGGGAGCCACTGGAGACGACGGAGTCCAGGGAAACACGGGTGCTACTGGTGACGACGGAGTTCAAGGAAACACTGGAGCGACTGGAGATGATGGCGTCCAGGGTAATACGGGAGCAACGGGAGACGACGGAGTCCAAGGTAACACGGGAGCTACTGGTGACGATGGAGTACAAGGAAACACGGGAGCTACGGGCGATGACGGTTTGCAAGGAAACACAGGAGCTACGGGCAAGCAGGGCAATACAGGAGCTACAGGAAACGACGGAGTCCAGGGTAATACAGGTGCCACTGGAGACGACGGAGTCCAGGGTAATACTGGAGCTACTGGTGACGATGGAGTACAAGGAAACACGGGAGCCACTGGAGATCAAGGTAATGATGGTAACCAGGGTAGCACTGGAGCCACTGGCGATGATGGCGTACAGGGCAACACTGGAGCGACGGGCGATGACGGTGCCCAAGGAAACACTGGGGCGACTGGTGATGACGGTGTACAAGGAAACACGGGAGCTACTGGTGATGACGGTGCACAGGGTAACACGGGGGCTACAGGTGATGACGGGCTTCAGGGTAACACAGGAGCTACGGGTCAACATGGAAGTACGGGTGCCACAGGCGACCATGGAGATACTGGAGCTACTGGTAAGCAAGGCAATACAGGTGCTACTGGAAATGACGGAATCCAGGGTAACACAGGCGCTACTGGTGACGACGGATCCCAAGGCAGCACGGGGGCCACAGGTGATGATGGGATACAGGGAAACACGGGTGCCACGGGAGATGATGGTGCGCAGGGTAGCACAGGGGCCACTGGAGACGATGGACTGCAAGGAAACACAGGGGCGACTGGTGATCAAGGTAATGACGGTGACCAGGGCAATACAGGAGCCACGGGAGACGATGGCGTGCAAGGCAATACTGGAGCCACAGGACCACAGGGACCTACTGGAGGATGTATTGATTTAACTAAGAATACAGACCCTACTCCTAGTGCGACTAGGTTTAGAGCTGACGATAACGGATCCAGTACAACCGTGTCAGCAAACGTCGATAGGTTTAGGTTTAACACCGCATCAATCGCAGCTTATACCTCATCAATCAATGCTGATAATTTTGATAGAGTAAGTCTTTCTATTAAAAATCTTGATACACTTGCAACGTATTCTTATGATCTGACTGCAGTTCCAAATGATGATGGTGTTGGACTGACTACGATCGATGTTTCTCATGTGGCTAGCTCGTCTACTATGCCTAATGATGATCCTTATCGAATCTGTTTCATTTACGCTTATGGTGCAGCAGGAGATGATGGAGCTACAGGAGCCACTGGTCCTGCCATGCCTGCGAATACAGGTACCTTTAGTGTGGACCTAAATCAGGCGGATACGACTCCATCTAACGGGGAGTTTGCAGTAACAAACTCTTCTGATACTCTGGTTTCCGATGGAGGTGGATGGAATCTAGTAAGAAACCTATACGTTAGAGGTCAGCAATTTGCTCCATTTATATCTCCTGTCGACAGCGACAATTACGACGAAACGTTTATTGTAATTAGAAAGGATGGAACTGATGAGCACGCAACGTTTAGTCTTACTGACTCACCAGAAGATTTAGGTTCAACCAACTTTAAGATTAACGTTCAGCAAACTGGAACCAACTACCTCTCATCTAATGTTCAGGACGGCCAGACGTATGTGTTTAATTTTATCTATGCTCACACTGGTGTAGGTAACACTGGTGCAACTGGTGATGATGGCGTCCAGGGTAACACAGGCGCTACTGGTGACGACGGAGTTCAGGGTAATACAGGAGCTACTGGTCAGGGTACCCAAGGTAATACAGGAGCTACTGGTGACGATGGGTCTCAAGGTAATACAGGGGCTACAGGAGATGAAGGTGCTCAGGGAGCTACTGGAGCTACTGGTGATGACGGGGTGCAAGGCAACACAGGAGCCACAGGTGACGACGGAGTTCAAGGTAATACGGGCGCTACAGGTGACGACGGAGCTCAGGGGGCTACTGGAGCTACTGGTCAGGGCACCCAAGGTAATACAGGAGCTACTGGAGATCAAGGTAATGACGGAAGCCAGGGTAGCACAGGGGCCACTGGTCCTGCAGGAAGCACAGGAGCGCAGGGGCCTCAGGGTCAGACGGGAGGCACGTTAGAGCTCCAATGGGAGAATGTAACTGAACCAGCGATTGGTCAGTTTGCCGCTCTGCATTCAAATGGGTCTGTAGTAAACGGAGTTGTTCAAAATGTAAGTACGTTAAAGTTCAGAACAGACAACATCTCTGCATTTGTAAACAACATAACAGCAAACAACTACGGGCAAGTAACTATTAGTGTGCTAAACGTTATCGATCCACTATGGCCTGTTGATCTGGATTACATAAACTTTGAACTGACAGGAGCTCCTACTGTAGACGGTAACTTTACAAGCATACCTGTTGACCTGATTTCTCAAGAGGGTACTCATCAGTTTGTAAGCAATGTAAACTACGATACTAGATCTAGATTTACATTCTTGTACCAGTTCCAGGGAGCAACTGGACCAGGAGGAACAGCCTTGGCGAACAACGGCATTGACAACTCATTTGTTACAATCAATCCTGTTGCTGGAGGGGGGTCTTCCACAGATCTTAAAGCATTTAGTGATTTGCCATCTATTGATTTTGACGGCTATACCTCTATTGTAGATAAGATCTCTGAGAATCCAACTAACTTCTTGATGGCGATGCAAGAGGTTCAGGAAAATCAGCACGTCAAGATTACGTTCGATGACATTGCTGGTGGTCTTACTCTCGCTATGATTCAAGCCAACATTGATGCTGGATATGGAAACACAGCTACATATACGGGTGACCAAGATGGAGCCTTGCTTGGTGACTTTAACGGAGATGGAGCTGTTAGTACGGTTGACCTTCTTGCGTTCCTCGTAGCCTTTGGGTCAAACCTCACTACTGGAGAAGGAACGCAAGGTATCGAATACAACAACGGATCTGTAAGATGCGTCAATGGTTCAAGCAACATTCACAGTGACACGAATGATGTGGTAATGAACCTTGGAAGCGCTACGTTTGACAATGGAAGTTTCTCAATGTCAGTAAACTTCAGCGACGATGTAATTACTATAGAAGATACTTCTGTAGTTCTGATGAGTGCTTTCAGTCAGATGTACTTTATCATTAGCAACGTACACGTTGAGGCCGAAGTAACTATGGCAGGTCAAGGATTTGCAGAGTTTGTTATTGAAATGAAGGCTTTCGACTCTGATGACAGTGAAGTTGGAACTACATTTGAGCACAGAGTACCTCTCTTCGCCTCTCAAGCCGAAGCAGGGACGGTAAACTACATTAACGCCCTTGGAGAGACAGGTTTAAGCAACGCGGACGATGTTGTAGTCAATGTAAATATGGGCCCAATTTTTGGACTGGGGACTGATTTTAATATGGAAGATCATACCTGGGGACTATCAGACACAGAGATAACAAAAATTGAAATGAGAGTTAAGTTTGCTTCTACCCTTGGAACAATTATATCTTCAGAACTGAAGGACTTTAAATTTGACTACAATATCGTATAATTATGTCAGCACGAATAAAAATAATAAAAAATAGCAATAGGGTCGAAATCCTTTTGCCTAATAAGATTTCTTTCTCAGGGGACTCTGACGGAGAGTTTGTTGCATCAGCAGGGTCTACCGATGATGGGGTGAACATAGTTAGAGAAAGCGACAGCTTCAGCGTCGCCAAAGAACTTGACTATACTCTTATTGTAGACGATTCAGAAAATGTTTTTGGCGCGAATAGAGATGCTGTTGTTACAGCTCTGAACTCAGACTATCTTAATAGAGGTATTACTCTTTTTGAAGTTGGGGTAGAGGATCCTGGATCTGATAATCTGAGTAAAACCACACCAGACAAGAAGCTTCAGCTAAAAGTTAAGTCGGATGGAAGCGGGTTTGAGCTGGTCAACAAGCCCTCTATTATCGCAGACATTGGAGGTTTAGCATCTGACATAGGTGGAGCCGACGACAACGAGGTCTTGGGATGGACCTTGTCTAAGCAGTTTGAAGATCAGGATAGTACGAGCGTATACAGGGCTGCTATTAGGCCTGGTGTAAACGTCCAGGCAGAGGTCTCAAATGAGACCTACGGATCAGACTCTTACGTGACAACAGTTCTTGCAGTCAGAGACATCACGGCCTCGTTGATTTTGAAGAGTGGTGGGGTCATAAACAGTGAAGCCAAAGACATCATACTGAATCCAGCCGACACGTATGTAACATCCATCACTCGGCTCAAGACGAATGAAGATACGATTATCGGAGGGGACATCAAGACAGCCTCTGGAACAAATGACGACATCGTTATCGACTGCGACGGCACTGGAAGAGTAAGGTTCAAGTCTGAGATCATGCCTCACGCAGATCAGGACTTGGTCATCCACTCTGGAGGCACGGGCAACATGATTGTCAAGCCAGACCTACAGATCGGCGGAGAGATTGTTACAGGGAGTAATGACGACCTGGTCTTGAACCCAGGCGGCACTGGTGCAATCGTATTTCAAGCAGACGACATTCGATTTGAGCAAACGTCAGCCATTACAGGTGGTGAGATAAGGCTTAATGAGTTCAATAGCTTGGGGAGCAATTACGTAGCTCTTAGGGCTCCGATTAGCTTGAGCGCAGATGTAGCGTTTACTCTTCCTGCCGCAGACGGCACGGACGGTCAAGTCTTGAAAACAAACGGGTCAGGAACCCTTAGTTTTGTGGATAGTCTTAGCGACACAACCGCTACGCTAAAGGGTACTACAAGCCTCAAACCAGTAGGTGGGCTAGACGCATCTCTAGCTTTCTACGATGATGCTGGTGACAATTTTGTTGTGTTGAGGGCTCCAGATACACTTACATCTGACACTACATTTAGGCTTCCTGCTTCAGACGGTACGAGCGGGCAAGTCATGAAGACGGATGGTTCAGGGCAGCTGTCGTTTACCACAATCACCAATGGTACAGATGGCGCTGATGGTGCTGACGGGGCAGATGGTTCGGATGGTACTGGCTTTACTGGGGGGTCTTACAACGCTTCAACAGGTGTCGTAACCTTTACGTCTGACGATGGTCTTGGGTTCTCTACTGCAGACCTGAGAGGCGATGACGGCGCTGATGGTACGGACGGAACCAATGGAACCAATGGTATTGACGGAGCAGATGGAGCAGACGGAGATGGCTTTACTGGAGGGTCTTACAACGCTTCTACTGGTGTTGTCACTTTCACATCTGACGACGGTCTGGGTTTCTCCACTGGAGATCTCAGAGGTGCGGACGGAGCAGACGGAACGAACGGTACTGATGGGGCTGACGGTGCAGATGGATCAGACGCTTTGGCTTTGGCTGGTAACGATCAGACACTGACTGGCAACAGGGTTATCAATACAAACGGATATGACCTGAGCATTAGAGATGGATTCTCAAACAAGCTTCAGTATGACGACAGTGCTGACGAGTGGGTATTTGGGGCTCCTGTTAGGTTTGATGAAAGCACTGGTGGTGAGATTAAGCTTAGAGAGCCACTTCAAGGTGGTGTCTCTGGGGTTGTGCTTAAAGCCCCAAACGCTAACCTGACTTCTGACGTTGAGTTCAGGCTCCCTTCTGCAGATGGAACTAGCGGGCAGTTTGTTAAGACAGACGGTAGCGGGAATCTGTCGTTTGGGGATGCTGGAGGTAGCACAACGCTAACTCAGGTGTACTCGCAAAGCTTCTTGGATAACATCGGGACCACAAAGCACTACTTGCCGTTTAAGGATATCAACGAACAGACTACGATCTATCAAGAGGAGGCTGCTATGTTCATGCCTTTTGACGGTAAGGTAAGGTCTGTATCTATTAGAATACCAGCAATTACTGGCACGTCAGGCAACATGACTATCGGTGTTCACACAATCAATACAGGTAACACAGGATTGTTCAACTCTGGTCTATGGACCACAGAAGAAACAGAAACTGTGGCCGTTGCTACTACAGATGACCACAGAAGTATTCACTTTGTCTTTGACAATGCACAGCATTTCGAGGCTGGTGACTTGCTCACTATTTCTATTCAGAGCTCAACCGATTTGTTCGGAGGAACTAAGTACGTTTACGTGTCAACCATCTTGGATTACGATACGTCAAACACTATGCCTTCTACCAGTCAGGTGCTGAGCTCCAACCCATAACGTTGACTTACTTATATTTGCACCATGAGAAACCCCAACGAAGTAGCCTTCGGTCAAGAAGGCAGCAAGTTCATTCCAGACAACAGTGAACACCACGAGCCGCCTGCTGGTAAGGTTATCGTCGCTGTTCAGGCTATCAGCGCGATTGATTTGAAAACATCAGGAACTGCTGTAGAGTCAGGATTTGAGGCTCCTGCGCAAGGAACTACCATTCCCGCTGGCGTAACTGTTTTTGGTCGGTTCACTAAGGTGCAGCTGAATGACACCAACCAGAGGGCGATGATTTATTTTGGATAAAACAAACTAATTTAATATGGATAACGAATTGAATCAAACTGAAGAAAACACTGGCTGGAGCTTTGTTCCAGACGAGGAAGTTCAAGCTGCTCAGAACCCTGAGCCTGAACAAGTCGAACAACCAGTTGAGACTGCACCACAGCCCGAGGCTGAGGTTTCTGAACCCACCAATGAACCTGCGCAAGAGCAGTATGATACAGAGGTGGTTAGTATTGACAACGATGAAATTAGTGACGAGGAGTTTGAAGCCGACATGATGACTTACCTGAGCGAAAGGCTCGGGCGCCAAGTAAGCAGCTTCGACGACCTCACTATGCAACAAGAGGCACAGCTTGACGAGCGTGTTGAAGCCATTGCAAAGTTTGTCTCTGAGACAGGGCGGAGCCCGCAGGATTGGTTCTACTACCAGTCGCTCAATGCATCTGATATGGATGACATGACAGCGATTACAGTAAGCATGACTGCTCAGTATCCGAACCTTTCTCAAGAAGAGATTGGAACTTTGGTTTCTTCCAAGTACAAGCTGGATTCAACTCTGCACACAGAAGAGGAGATTAAGCTTTCTCAGTTGCAACTCAAGATGGATGCGCAGTCTGCGCGGGACTCAATCTCTAATTTGAGAGAGGGTTATGCCGCACCGCAGCAAGTGCAAAGTCAAGAGTCCCAAACGTTTGTTACTGATGAATGGATCTCCGACATGCGTCAGGAGGTGAATGCTTTGGATGCTGTCCAGTTCGATCTGGGCAACGGTCAGACATTCAACTTCGGATTGGATGAAGGGTACAGGAATCAGCTGGCAAACAAAAACAGTCGCCTTGAAGACTTCTTTGATCCTTACGTACAACAGGATGGAACATGGAATCACGACAAGTTTAATGTCCACATGACCGTGCTTGACAACATTGAGACGATTGTCTCTTCAGTCTATAAGCAAGGGATGGCCGACGGCCAGAGAGGTATTGTGGATCAGGCAGCTAACGTGAGCACCAAGTCTCCGAATCAAGGTAATGTACAACCTTCTGAGAATAACCTCGCATCGCAACTTCGTGAAGCGCTGGGGGGTAATTCCACATTATCTTTTAACATCTAAAAATAGACTACTATGTCTGCAATTTCTGCAACACTGGGGACCACTAACTCCTCAAGCAAAGCACCAAAATTCCTCGCGGATCCCGAGAAGTATGTATCTCTCGGCTCTTTGATCGGCGATTACGCAAAAGAAGACAACAGAGAGCTTCTGATTGAAACCTACGGAGACCAGGGTATTACTGGCTTCTTGCAGTTGACTGGCGCCGTTCGCAGCGCTGGTAACTCTGACGAAGTCCAGTACTGGGAAGAAGGTCGTTTGCACAAGAAGATCACTGGTACGTTGGACGAAGACGGTGGCGCTGGCAGTGACGCTCGTATTACTAGCGACTTGACTGCATCCTCCGACCCTTCAACCAATGGCATCAAAAACTTCCGTGTGAATGACGTCTTGATGAACAAGGCTGGTGAGCGCATGGTCGTTACCGCGGTTACTGCCGCTACTGATAGCGCTGCTGACTTTTACGATGTCAGACCATTGGACGGTTCTGCCGCTTCTGGTTTGACCGACAGTGCTGGCGTTGACGAGGATTTCATCTTGATTGGTAACGTCTACGCACAGGGCACAGGACAGCCTTCTGAGTTCTACCAGTCAGAAGTCACCAAGCGCACCAACCCATTCATCATCACCAAGGAGACCTACCACGTCAATGGTTCACAAGCAACCAACATTGGCTGGATCAACATTGGCAACGGTGACTACAGATGGTACGTGAAGGGCGAGATGGACACTCGTAAGCGTTTCATGGATCAGCGCGAAATGATGATGCTGTTCTCTGAGGATGCTGACGCTAACGCTAACAACAAGTTGGCTTTGGCTAGCGGTGAGATCGCTGGCTCTGAAGGTTACTTCCAGGCTGTGACCCGCAGAGGCATCACTGCTGACGGTTCTTTCGGTGACGGCGCTGGTTTCGCTGACGTCGACGAGATCATCTTCGAGCTCGACAAGCAGGGTGCTCCACACGAGTACGCTATGTACGTCGACACCAAGACCTCTCTCGACATTGACGACATGTTGGCTGCAGGTATCGCTACTCAGAACACTGCTGGTTTGGCAGGTCAGTTCGGTGCGTTCCAGAACAGCCCTGACATGGCCGTTCAGTTGGGCTTCAAGAGCTTCACCAGAGGCGGTTACACCTTCCACAAGCACGGATGGAAGTTGATGAGCAACCCACAGTTGTTGGGCGCGTTCGACAACAACAAGCCATTCAAGGGTGCTATGGTTCCAATGACTCGCGTCGCCGATGCGAAGACTGGAATGAAGGCTCCTGCTTTGGAGATGAACTTTAAGGAGACCAATGGCTACAGCCGTGAGTTGGAGCACTGGGTAGAAGGCGGTGGCGTCCTCGGTTTCAAGACCAACGATGAGGATGTTGCTAAGTTCCACTACCGTTCAGAGTGCAACTTGATCACCCGCGCTGCTAACCAGCACGTTATTCTCAAGTAATAACCTAAAACTCTTTTAAGATGGCAAGATTTTTTCTACCCCTGATTCCTGATGGGGAGTTTGATGCTGTAACTGTTAACGACACAACTCAAGCTTTGTCTGTGTCTACATTCTGCACGCATCTTACGGGAACAGATAGCGTGGCTTGCGTTGCAACTCTTCCTGCTGGCACTAAGATTGGTCAGCTCAAGAAGATTGTAACAAGAGCTGCTTCAGATACCAGTATCTCAGTCACTTTGACCAGTCACTTTGCAGATGCTTCAGATGTTTTGACACTTACCGCAGCGGGTAACTACGCTCTCTGCCAGTGGCAAGACGGAAACACTGATGCTTCTAATGTTGGAGGTGCTGGATGGAAGGTTCTTGAGACTGGAGACATCAACGCTGGTTCTAATCAGCTTGGATGATAACTAACGGTAACTGAGGGGGAGGAACAGCCTCCCTCTCTTTTACTATCTTTGTTCAATTAAATAAATTCAATTATGACTACACAAGCTAAGCGGGGTCGACCCGTAAAAAAAGCTGCTGCTGCGGCACCAGCAAAAAAGTTTTCCGTAAAGCAGGACATCAAGTCAAAGGGAATCCAAGAGTACGTCCTAAAGACAGGAAAGGGTGCAGTATATATGATGCACCAAAAGAACATCTCTCACTTCGACAAGGAGTCAGGTATGGTTCGTCAAATCAGATACTGTCCATCCGAGCACAGCGTGTTTGTAGATGAGCAGTCTGAAAACGCAGTTCGTAAGTCCGTGGTTTTTGCTGACGGAAGGCTGTTGGTTAGACCAGATCAGCCAAACCTCGCTGAGTTTATGCGCCTTCACCCAGGCAACACTGCAAACGGGGGAACTGTGTTCAGCAAGGTGGATAAGCAAGAGAAGGCCAAGGTAGACGTAAGCAAGGAGTTCGTTGTTGCTGATGCAATTATCATGATCAAGGACAAGCCGTTTGAAGATCTTCTTTCTGTAGCTGCGTCTATTGGAATCAATGTTGACCGTCAGGCTGCGGAGATCAAGCACGACCTGCTGATGTACGCAAAGAAGAATCCGACTCAGTTCATCAAGATGTTTGACAACCCTGAAGTCACGATGAAGGCTAAGATCAGAATGGCCATGAAGTACGGAATCATCGAGATCAGCAAAGGGGCGGCTAGATGGAAGGACACCAACGGTATGATCGTTAGTGTACCAGAAGGAAAGGATGGAGTCGACGTGCTCCTGAGGTTCTTGTTAACAGAGGCAGGGGCACCAACTGCAGAGGAGCTAGATCGTCAGCTCTGAGTAGACTATATATACCGAAAAGGCCGTCCAATAGGGCGGCTTTTTCTTTTTGTATATTTGCTTCATGGGAGCAAGTGTAAACGTAGTCTATAACACCCTTAGAGATCTGGTCAATAAAGACCAGCAGGGCTTTGTTACTGTAGATGAGTTCAACCGCTTTGCCCAAGTAGCTCAGCTGAGAATCTTCAATAGGTTGTTCGACAGCCTCAAAGATGGAAGCCGACTTGAAAGAGCTGGCTTTGGGCAGGGTAGAGACAAGTCTAAGTTCAAGCAGATAACTGAAGATCTTTCGACGTTCGCAAAGACGGAGAAGAACATCGATAGAGAAGGCGGTGTGTTTGCCAGACCAGGCGACTTCGCTAGACTTATTAGCATCTCCACTCATGGTGGGTCTCTTCTTGGTCGAACAACTCGAACTCCCATTCAGATTTGCTATGACGAAGAAAAGATTGAGCGTATCCTTAGCAGCACCCTTAACGCTCCTACAAAGAGCTATCCTGTGGCGCTGGTGTCTGGAGACATCGAGGTATT